CAGCCAAAACATTTGTGCTAGTTCCAATAGTGGCTTGTAAATTATTGACTGCTGTTTGAGCAGCATCAATAGCAAGGTTTGCTTGAGTTAGTTCGGTTTGTGCAGTTGCTTGTGCGGTAGACGCTTCTGTTTTTGCTGCAACGGCTTCAGATATTGCTGTCTGAGCCTCTGTTATTTGTGTTGTTATATTATTTATAGCGGTAGTTGCAACAGTTACTGTAGCCTTTGCATCTTGAACTACCTGAGAACTTTGATCTATTGTAGTAACAGATAAATCAACATTACTAATAGTATTAATAGCGGTTTGAACATTATTTATTTCTGTATTAGCCAAAGATATTTTTGATGCTACCTCTGCCGTTACAGATTGGGCTTGAGAATATTCGGTTTGTGCTTGTGTTATTTCAACCGTAGCACTTGCGGTGGCATCTATAGCCTCTTGAACGGCTGTAGTGGCTGTTCCAAGGGCTGTATTAACTGCTTGTTGTGCAGGGCTAACAATAACCTGTTCTTGATTTTCTGTAGCATGAGCACGATCTGGAGCCATAATTCCAAAAATTGTTATGCATAACCCTACCCCAAAGGCTAATATTAGTCTTCGTTTAAGGTTTTTCAATTGAGTGGTGTTCTCCTATGTGTAATTATATTAGTAATTATACCATTTTTAAATCATAAAAAAAGAGGGTAGAAATTAATCTACCCTCTAATTTAAGTTAAGTTATTACTTAATTTTTAACTTTTTCATGATCTTAGCGATAAGAGCATTAAGAGCCACAATCTTTGCATTTAATGCATCAAGTTGTGCCAATAATGCTGCATTTGCAGTAGCATTTGCATCCAATACATTTGCAGTTGTTGATAATGCAACCTTCTGTGCTGATAAAGCAAGTCCAGCAGCAGTTCCAGTTGTACCTGTAACTGTGAATGGACCAGCAGATAATGGAGCATATAGGTTCCATGTTGCAACTCCGCCAACAAATGTTGGAGTCTTAGATCCAACCAATGTTGCTCCACCTAGTTGAGTAGATGAAATTAGGTCTGCTGACAATAGATCAGTATATGAAGCGCCACTTGCAGCAATATCTGAGATTGGCTTACCTGAAGCATCTACTGCCTTTAAAGTAAGTTGAACTTTTTCTCCATTGATATAAGATTTTTTATCAAATGATAAAGTAACAGATGATGCTACAGAACTTCCAATTGTAACAACTGTGCTTGTTGAAACTGTAGGAGTTGTTGTTGCATTAGCAAATGTAATTGCAACGTCTCCAGTAGCAACTCCATTAATAGCAAAATATGCTACTCCATTAGTAGTTGTTGTTGAAGCAGAAACTGTTGCTACAGATGTAGATGCTGAAGTAGCATAAACTGTAGTTCCATTAGATACTGGATTGCCGTTTGCATCTTTTACAGCAACTGCAACACCATAAGATGTTGAAGATCCATCAGTTCCGTTAGATCCAACACGGTAGACTGAAAAACCTTTTGTTGCAGTATAAGTTGCAGCATCTCCAGCAAAAACAACTGTCTTAGTTGCTAAAACTGTAGAGCCACTTGAAATTGTAATTGTTGATGTTCCTGATGTTCCATCTCCAAATACGTTTACAAAATATTGTCCAGCAGTTCCTGTAACAGCACGACCTTGTGAGGCTGCATTAGCCTGTGTTGTACCAAGACCAATCATTCCTGGACCAGCAACAGTTACTGTTAATGTTCCATTTGTAATGGCATTGTTATTTCCATCTTTTGGTGCTACAAGAATATTAGCAACTGCATTTGCTGCTGCTGATTGAGCAGCCTTTGCAGCAATAATTGATACAGAATTAGTTGTTGCATCTGGTGCAGCAACTCCTACTGCAGAATAAACTGTTGTGTATGACGTAGATACTGATAAGGTACCAGAAGCCGTCCATGAGATTGTTTTAATTACTGGGGTTCCTGGAATTCCAGTACCAGCAGTAATTGGAGTAACAGTTACTGTAGATGTGCCAGCAGTAGGGCTTGAAATAATAAGAGTTGAAACTCCTGCGCCTACGTTGCTAGTTGTAATTTGATAATAACCATTAACTGGCGTTAACAGGGTAGTATTTGATCCTGCAGATGCAGATACAATTGAACCCACACCAGACAGGGTAACAGTTGCTACCGTGCTCGTGTCTGTATTAATTGTAAGAGTTGCAAAACCACCAATAACCTGAACACCGTTTGTAGTGTCGTACATTGTTGTATTTACAATTGTCGGAGCAGCGTTTGCTGGCGTAGCGACAAGTGTAGTGCTAGTCAAGGCTGCAGCGATGACAATAGCAATTTTCTTGAATGAATTCATTTTTCTCCTTGTTTGTTTATATTAAGTTTAACTTATCTAGAAAATCCTTAACATCGTTAGGCATTTTCCGATTATCTAAGTCTACCATATGTTGCTGTTTTTCTGCAAGTCTAGAAGAAGACCCCCAGGTATGAACCTCTATCTCTATATTATTATTCTTTATTGTGTGAGATATTGCTCCAAATACCGCTCCACAAACAGCATCTGCTAGATCTTTAGATTTTTTACGGGGGTGGTCTACCCTGTTACCCTTCATAATTTTTAATTCTGACATTTCTTCTAATAATAGTGGAATCATTGGAATAGCAACACGCTCTTCATAAATCATCATGGCTAAATCTTCATAGTGTTTTTTAGCAACTGAAACTGTTTCTGTTTTAATTCCAACAGCCTGTAGTTCATTTTGAATATCAAATGATTGCCAACGATCAAAAGATACCATGCCAATATTAAAACCTTCTCTACGTAAATTAATAATCCATTGCTTTACCTCTGATAAGTTTACTGGACCCTCTGCTCTTGGTTCCCACCAAGCGACAGCGTCAACAACAACAATTGGTGCAACCTGTTCATAATCTTTGATGACTTGGATATTAACCCATTTATCAACATGTGCAATAGCAACAGCACACTTGTCATGCTTCTGAGCAAGGTCGGCATGAATATAATAAACTTTTTCTGGATCTGGTTTAAAGGTTTCATCAAACCTTCTAAATGAATCTATTGGATTTCTAGTGTTCATACATTTTTCTAATTTCTCTTTTTGTTTAAAGAACGCATCTGATGCAAATGTTGGCATACATGCAAAACGCATCATTGCATCTCCAATATCTGTATAAAATGCTAATTTAAAATCATCTATTTTACGAGTAGGGTTTACTTCCCATGTTGGTCTTTTAAAAGCCAAAATCTTTGGAACTTTATAAGAAATAATATTATCTTCATCCCAGTTAATTTCAAATTGATTGCTTGGATCATCATGGGGTAGATCTTCATTCATAATAAAAACATGTTTCTTTTCAATAGTTTCTTTTTCTGCAATAACATCTTCATATCTTTTAGAAATAAAGTCACCTTGATAACGAGGGAATGAAAGTAAAACCACTTTACCTAAATCTGGAAAACGAGAATCTACAGAACCACGAAACGCTTTATAAATATTTTCTGCAGTCTTGCCTTGTTCATTTCCAGTTCCAACTTCTGATGCAAAACCAGAAATTTCGTCAAGCACTGCAAGCAACAAGTTTAATCCTTCATGTGATTCTCTTTCTGAATGTCCAGAATAAACTGTAATTGATTTATCAAATTCTACTGAGTCTGCTTTAGCATTATACTTACCTGCAAACCATGGTGATTTTTCAATTTTTGTTTTAAATCCTTTAAAGAAAACATTTTTAGCCTGTTGTGCGTTAATAGCAACGTTAATTAAATCTATTGCATCTCCACTTGGTTTTCCGAAATATCTTGCAGGATCTTTGAGACATAATAACTTATAAACAATATAAGCGCAAGCAACAGTAGAGGTGAAATCTTTACCAGAACCTTTGCCCAATTGTAGGATGATTTCGTTTTTTGTGTATTTTTCATAGTATCTTGCTCCTTCTACAGATCCATATAATTCTTGTAAGTCTTCTTTTTTGTATACCTGGCTCATTGCTTCTACAATGTCATATTGAATTGAAGATAGGGGTGGTTGCCCTAAATAGTCAGAAGACTCTACAAATGTCTTAGCATCTACTGGCTTTTCTTCAAAGTGATTTTCTTTTAGTACTTCAAGAAAGTCATTGAACATCGTGGACAATTGTAATCACCTCTCCTTCTTTAGCAATCTGAGAAAGGCGTTGCATAATTAAATCACGAACCTCTGGGTGTGTTGAAGCAATCTCTCTAAGAATTTCAACTAGGACTTCTTGCCGTCTTTCAATTTGAACCATCTCTTCTGCAAGTTCTTTGTTTTCTAACAAACCAGCCTTTTGCAACATTTCAATTCTAGATTTTTCAATATCCATAACCAACTTAATTGCTTGAGTCTTTGCGCTAAGATTATTTGTCATTGATGCTTCATCAATAACCTCATAGGACTTAGAGATAAGTTTACTATAATGTGTATCTGCAGCGGCAAGAGCCTCTTTAGCACGAGCACGAATTGCATCATTGGCAGATGCCATAACCTTCCACTCATTAATTAATGCGACAACACGAGTACGTGGAATGTCTAACTCTTTAGATATCCTTGTAGGATCTTGACCTTTAAGGTATTCTGCTACAACTTTATTTACTTCATCTAAATGTTGAATTAATTCTGCCTCAGTTGACATTATATTTTCCCTCTAAACGATTAATTTCGTCTTTAATATAAAATATTGCTTTTTCTAAATCCTGAATTGTTTTTGCTTCATCTTTAAGACCTGCCCTCCATAAATATTTAAAGGCATTTCCAATATTAAAATTACGATGACGTGTAATTTGTATACACTCAACCCCACTAGGATCAGTCGTATAGTGTAATGGGTGATTGACTTGATCAACTGTAATGTTTAAATTATTACTCATCGTCTTGATTTCCTTAATCCAAATTTTGCAAGGTATACATAAATCGTTTCTATGCTTGCCCCACACTCTTTAGCAATGTCTTGTGGAGATTTTTTATCTATAAGATATCTCTTACGAAGCCAAATCTCGCTTGTATACAGTTTACCAGCCATAAGATTATTTGTCAACCTCAACATCCTTAATATCATAATTATAGGCATTGGAGTCTTCTAAGACCCACTTATCATAGCCTTCAACATCCCATTTATTAGTATTAATAAGTCTTTCTATTACCAAATCTTTTTTTGTTACAAAAGATGGTTCTTTTAATCTTACTCTATTATTTGGCTGAATGGCAAAATTACCATCGTCTCTTTCAATAACATGACCACATTTATGTTGGCCTGGACTTTCTGAATATCCATCATCTAAAATATTGCTTTCTGGATTATGCCAGTCTAAAGTAAATAAATATTTTCCAGAAATATTATTTTTATTTCTATCTACATAAGACATCCTCATGTTACTTAAATTTTCAAATTTAGTAACAGAGACATATGGGCTAAAAGAATTCCATAAAACTAAATTATATAAAGGTTCTTCTGTAATGTTTGGTTTTGTACAAAAAGCATTAATTGGCATTCTCCACCAGATACCACCGTCTTCCATTAAAAAATGAAATAGTGGACTTCTACCTTTAATAGTTGACACACCAAAAATAACACATGGGAAATACTTATCATGACTATCTATTTGATCTCTTAAAAAATTTCCACGAACATAGCATTCTATTGGTGGTATGTTTGCATTTAATTCTGGCATTACTCTGTTACCCCTATTGCCTTATTCCAGTTATTAATAGCCCAATGACCGATGCCACAAGCATCAGCAACGTCATTATCGTTAATAATTTTATCATAATTAATTTCAATTAACTTTATAGTCCTTTCTTTTCTAACTTGTCTTTCATATGTTTTATACCAAGAATCTGATTTTCCAGGATTTTTTAATCTAATACCTAGTTGTTCTTCTTTAGTTAATTTTTTGTTTCCTAAATAATTTTGCCATGTAATTGGTGCCACAGTACCAATTTGTTTTGTACCAGATAAACCTGCTGCTCCAAGTAAAGCGCCTTGAACCAATGCAAGATCTGCAGCAGTTTTAGGACTATTCATAAAAACTGTATGCTCAATTACTATTGCTTCAAATCCACCAGAGTATTCAAAAAATGCTTTTGTTTTGGCACAGGCATCCATTACTTTTTCATAGTTTGTATTTCCTTCAAATTTTATTTTTCCAAAAGTATTAAGTTTTTTATTATTAAATAAAGCAAAAGCAAGACTATTGGTACTAGCATCAATAGCACAAATACTATTAGGTTGAGTAAAATTAATCTTGTTCATAATCAAAAAATCCTTTTATTTGTTTTAACATTTTATCAACTTCTTTTTTACTTATATTACAATTAGAACAAAACCCAGAGTCATTATATATTGACAGTTGTTCTCCACAACCACCAAGACATAATCTCTTTTTACCTTTTCTTTTTTGTCTACGAGTTATTTGATATCTTTCTGCTATCTTTATTTTAGTAGCCTGCTCTCTACAAACATCTCCACAATAAATTTGATAACTTACTTTAGGGTCA